TCAAATTAAAATAGGTGCAGTAGTAATTGACTATATTAACATTCTTGCCAATTATAGAAATCAAAATACAGAAAATACTTATATGAAGATCAAGCAAATTGCAGAAGATCTTAGGGCAATGGGTCAAAGAAACGATTGGTTAATAACAACGGCGACACAAATAACAAGATCTGGATATAACTCATCTGACATAACAATGACAGATATTGCAGAATCTGCAGGTCTTTCTCACACAGCAGATGTCATGTATGGTATTATTCAAGACGATCTAATGAGAGCCAATAATGAATATTGGTTAAAAGTCCTTAAAATAAGGGACGGAGAAGGTAAAGGAACAAAATGTAAACTTAACATTAATTGGAACTATATGAGATTGGTCGAAACCGACGATATCACTAATTCTAATTTACATAGCATATAATTATGGCAAAAAACGATAAAATATTTAACAATAACTTTGATTCTCCAGATTTTGAATTAAACGGCACAATAAAATTTGACTTAGATCCTTCAGTAAAACAAGTGGAAGATCAAGAAGAAAAAATACACTACGACATGATTGCTAGAAAAATTCATGAATTGATTGGATTATCTAGATTTAAAGTTTTTAATGAAGTAGACGAATTAGGGAAATGTAATAATTTAAAAAAGGCAGATATCAACGCAGTGTATGGATATATTGTCGACGAGATGGGCTTAAAATTTAGCCGCATAGATTTATTTAGTGAAATGTGTGTTTATTTCGATATAAATCCATCTAAATTTTATAGTTCACTTTCTAATGTATACAAAGAAGATCTTATACAAGAATTAGACGATAAAACAGGTATATTAGAAAGAAAGAATATAAAAAGATTATTCTAAATGATTGATCATAAAATAATAAAAAAAGGCGCAAAAAGAATTTGGGTTCTTGGAGATTTGCATTTTGGAGTTAGAGCTAATTCAGTAGAATGGTTAGAAATTCAAAAACATTTCTTTGAAGAGTTGTTTATTCCTACGTTAAAAAAACACGTAAAACCTGGTGATGTTTTAATACAAGTTGGAGATACTTTCGATAATAGACAAAGCATTAACATTAAGGTATTGAACTATGCTGTAAATTTATTTGAAAGACTCGGCGAGATTTTACCAGTTCATGTCATATGTGGTAATCACGATATTTGGGCAAAAAATTCTAATGAAGTAACTTCAATCGATAGTTTAAAATGGATTCCTAATGTACAAATATACAAAGATCCTAAAATATTAAACTGGTCAGATCGTAAGATATTAATGATGCCATGGAGAAGAGATGCAGAACACGAAACAGAAACATTAGCACAATATCCACAAGCAGATATTGTATTTTGTCATTCAGAAGTTAAAGGAATTTATTTAAATTCAAAGGTAAAAAATGATCACGGAACAGATTCTAACATATATGACAAGTATACCAGAGTATATTCAGGCCATATTCATTTTAGACAAAATAAAGGTAAACTCTTAATGGTTGGAGTTCCTTATCAATTAACAAGATCTGATGCCAATAATACAAAAGGATTTGATCTGGTTGATTTAGAAAACATGGAAGAAACTTTTTTCGAGAATGACATTTCTCCAAAGTTTTTAAAATACAATCTAACACAATTATACGACATACCACTTGGTCAGTTTAAAAATCAAATTAAAAACAATTTCATAGATTTGTTTGTGCCATCTAAAATAGCAACAACAAATGCATTGGGAAAATTGATTAATAAAATACAACACATCGGTAGAAAATTAGAACCGAACATTTATCAAGAAGAAAACTACATCGATAAAGACTTTTATGATCTTGATCAAGTAGAAGAAATGTATAAAGATTACAACATTCTTAATTTATGTAATATGTATGTTGATGGATTAAACGAAGAAGACGATAATAAACAGAAATTAAAAAATAAATTAAAACAATTGTACACTCAATGTGCATATAATTACGATATAGAACAATGAGAATAGATTACGTTGAATTTAGAAATTTCTCATCTTATGGTAATCAAACTCAAAGATTAGAATTTGAAAAAGATGAATCAAAGTTATATTTAACTTTAGGCAAAAACGGTGATGGTAAAACTACTATCGCCAACGCAATTATCTATGCACTTTATGGTAAAGTAGAAGGTGTTAAATTATCAGATTTACCAAATAGAATTAACAAAGAACTTTACGTTAAAATTGGTTTAGAATGTAAATCAATGAAGGTTGAAATAGAAAGAGGTTTAATGCCAAATAAATTTAGTGTTAAATTAAATGGAGTTGAATTCGATAAAGCAGGTAAAAAATCTGTACAAGACTATTTAGAAGAAGAGGTATTTGGTATTCCATATCATGTATTTAAAAACATAATTATTTTATCAGTAAATGATTTTAAATCATTTTTAACGATGTCTAATCAAGATAAGAAACAAATTATAGATAAGATGTTTGGTTTTTCTATTCTTAATGATATGCAAAAACAAATCAAAGACGAAAGGAGAGATATTAAATACGACATAGATTCATATGATGCAGAATTAAAACAAATCATAGATTCTATCGGTTCAGTTAAGGGTAAATTAAATACATTACTTGTTGAATCTGCGAGCGCTAATGAATCTAAAATAGAAGAATTAAAATCTCAATTGCTTTCATTAAAAGATGTCGTAACAAATTTAGACGATACTAGAAAATCAAAAGAAGGTGAAATGCATAAGTTCAATTCACAATATAATGATAAACATTCTGATGCTAAAGATATTAAAAGAGAAATAGATTATTTAAAAAAGAAATTGTCTTTATATGAAAGTGGCCATTGCCCAACATGTGAAACCAAATTAGATACAAAATGGCACGATAATCAAAAGTGTGAATTTGAAGAAAATATTAAAACTAACATGGACAGTATTAAATCTCTTAAAGTAGAGATGGATATTATATCAGAAAAAGTAACTGGCGCCAGAGAATCTAAGCTAGAATTAGAAGGTCAAATTAGAGATAACAAAGTAGTTATGGGACAATTAAAATCTGAATTACTTAAAATAAAAGATACTCCAGCTGGTTCTGACTTTGATCATATGCGAAATTTAATTCAAGAGTTTGAAGATAAAGAAGCAGAAAAATCTAAAAATGTTGGCGAATTAAATGCTAACTATAATTTTATGGAAACTGTAGAGCAGATTTTAGGAGAAGATGGTGTTAAGAACTTAGCTGTTAAAACTATTTTACCAGGGCTTAATACTAATATCGCGGCTATGGCTCAAACCATGCACTTGCAATTTCATATAAGATTTGATGAGAAATTTAATTGTATTATCAATCACTTAGGTGAAGAAATTAATCCAATGACTTTATCAACTGGTGAAAGAAAAAAGGCAGACTTTATTATTATTATTGCAATCATTAAAATATTAAAATTAAGATTCCCACAATTAAACTTATTATTCTTAGATGAATTATTATCTTCAGTTGACCACGACGGTGTATACAATATTCTTAAAATACTAAATCAAGTCATTAAAGAAAATAAAATAAATACTTTTGTGATTAATCATTCAGTTTTACCTCATGAAATCTTCGATAAAAAGATACAGATTTATAGAGAAAACGGCTTTTCTAAATTTACAATAGAAAACATTGAATAACAAGATATATGAAATATCAATATAATAAAGATTCTAAATTTATTCAAATAGATCCTAGTAAAAATTGGGGAGATATCATATCATATCATGTTATTAAATACTTTTCAAAAAGCAATAAGATAAAACCTGAACATGTCTTTTGGTTTGATCCTAAAGCTAAGCAAGTCTTTAAAGATGGAAAGATTTTAGCGATTGGTAGTATTATGAAATTTACTAAACCAAACGATATAGTATGGGGAAGTGGAATTATCGATGGTAGATCAATAGGGGAAAATCCTAAAAAAATATATGCAGTTAGAGGACCTTTGACAAGAAATAAATTAATTTCTAAAGGAATAAAGGTACCAGAAGTATATGGAGATCCTGCACTGCTATTTCCAAAAATATACAACCCAATCAATGTTATAGAAAAGTCTCATGAGTTTGGTATAATTCCACACTATGCCGATTTTAATGATCCTGAAATTTTAAAATTATTAGAAAAATTAGAAAACGCTGGTGTTAAAATCATAAACATCACATCAGGCGTTTATCATTTTATTGACGAGCTATTATCATGTAAAAACATTATCTCGTCTTCCTTGCATGGTTTAATTGCTTCTGATGCGTATAAAATACCTAATGTCAGATGTATTCTCGGAAATAACGTAATAGGTCGTGATTTTAAATATGAAGATTATTATCAGTCTATCGGAAGATCACACAACATGATCTCTTTAAATAAATACACTAATATAAATTTAAAAACTTTAAGAGGATTTAACTATAATACTGGACACAATCTAAATTTGGATTTATTACTTAAAAGCTCCCCATGGAACGATCCTGATTGTGAATATTTTAAATGATATATAACTAATGGCGACATACAATTTAAAATTTAATAAAGATGATTCAGTTATTCGACATCTTGTTGTTGGATTACTTGCAGACTTGAATAGTAAACTTAGTTTTTGGAGACAAATTTCTAATGATGAAAGATCAATAGTTGATGTACCCTTCTTTTATTCAGTTACTGGAGATGAGAATTTTATGAAAGATAGTTTCTTATTTTCAAATGTAAATGGACCCGGTTGTGACCCTGACGGTCAATTCGCCGATGGCAATTACGACAAAGTACCAAGAGGTATTGTAAACCTAACTTCATTTAATGTTGATCCTTCAAAACTAATTAACAAAAGAAATCTTGGTAATTATTCTATGATAAATGAACAAGGCTTAATGGAAGGTTTTGTTGCAGAATTTGAAATGATTCCAGTAGTACTTGGCGTTGATGTTGAAATTTTAGTTTCTAGTCAATTAGATTTGTTTAAAGTAACAGAAGCCATTGTCAAAAAAATGTATAAAGCTAATTTCTATCATGTCGATGCAGGTCACTTAGAAGATGGTACTTATAGAATTAGCTCAGAATACATGATGCCTGACGATTATACACAAGAACGACCAGTAGAGTATTCATTCGACGATAAAGAAAATCATAAAGTAACGTTTAGTTTAGAAATAAATTCATTTATACCTGCATTTGATTTTGAAGAAGATATTTACCAGAAATTTACAAGAACATCACACGCAGATGGTATTACAGGTAATTATGGAGATCCTAACGGATTTTTAGATCCAACTGTACCTCCGTTTGTATATTATGATTGTGATACAAATTCAAAATGGACTTCTGACGGAAATAAATGGACTTTAGTAGCAACAGACATTGACTGTTCAACATTGAATTTGGGTAATGAATTAACTACTGAAACACAATTAAAAAGAGTTAGTCGAAGAAAAAAACAGTCTAATAGAATGTTTACTATAGGCAATAGTGGATTAAACAAAAAAGGATTTAAAGATCTAGAAAGTCCAAATAACAATTCTTTACTAGGTGACAAATACGACGTAGATGGTACAGAGTTGCCATTCGATCAATAAAATAAAGATATATAATTAAAATCAAAGACCAAAAAAATGGGAAAATTAAATAAAGCAATTTTATCTCCAGTACTTGAAGATCAAGGCACTACAATATTTAGTGTTGCTGGACATAACTTTAAAATGACAGGAGAAAACATAGAATTAACTAAAGAAGTTAATCCTACATTTAACTCGCTTGTTGAAGCTACAAACATGTTTACATTTGAAGAAAACTCAATTTCTTTTTATTACGATTACAATAATAAAACCAAAGTATTCAAAGTAGAAGATGCTGCATTAGAATCTTTTAATAATCTTGTTGAATTAGAAGGTAAAATTAAATTCTTAAAAGAATCTAAAAAAACAGTTTCACTTAATTCAAAAACTAAATTCACAGTATCTACAGTTGAAGAAGAATTAACTTTATTGGAATCTGAATTAGATAAAATTAAAAAATCTTCAATAGCTATAAAATTCACATACAATATTAAAGAAAATAAATATTTTGCTAACGATATTGAAATGTTAATTAGCCAAGGTTTACCTTTATCGGAAAACGTTTTTAGTTCAGGTTATATTAGATATGAAGACAAACCTGTATTTAATTTATTTGAATTAGCTGCATTAAACTCGAAATTATATAAAACACTAGATTTCGTTACTGAAACTAGAGATAACAATATTGTTTCTGTGGCAATGAGATCTGGTAATAATACATTTGTATTTGATTTAAACGAATCTACTAGAATTTCAGCGTTTAAAAAACTATTAGCAGATGAAGCTATAGAATATGTTGCTGAAAAAACAGGAGAAGATATTACATTCATGGTAGAAGATATATTAGAATCTTTCAAAATCAGAAGAGAAGAAAAAACAAAAAAACTATCATTAATGCAAGAAATGATATTTTTCTTAAAGGATCAAAAGGGTCGTTTAGCTGAAGCCGATAGAAATTTACCAGATATTAAAGCAGCTGATAATTTGCTTAGTACTGAAATTAAAAGAATTTCTGAAGAAATTGAAGATTTAAATAATGAAAGTTCACTTGGACTTTCTGACGGGTATTTAGATGCTACTATTTCTAGAGCAGCAGAAGGTTTAAAAGAAGGTGATGCAATTAAAGTAGATGCAGTAGAATACGCAGCAGCTGGAAAAGATGACACATTAACTGTTTTTGTAAATGACGAGCCTCTTAGAATTGAAAAATTTAGAATAGAATTGGCTGCGGGTACAGGAATATAAATATTTTTTGGTAATTATTAATAATAGTACCAACAACAAACTTTAAACTAGAGCTCGTTTGGAAACAAACGGGCTTTTTTTTGTATAACTATAAATAAAACTACATAACGTGCCCAGAAAAAAGAACTATTTAAATAATAAAGATTTATACAATGCGATTGTAGAATCTAAGCAAGACGACAAACTAACACCAACAGCAGAAAAAATGCTAGTTCTTTTAGCTGAAAGAACAATTAGAAAATTAACATATGTAAGTGAAGACGATAGAAATGATTGTTTACAATTTGCTTTATTAGATTTATTAAAATATTGGCGTAATTTTAATCCTAAATATACTAATGCATTTGCGTATTTTACAGAAATAGCAAAAAGAGGATATGCTAAAGGTTGGAATAAAATTCACCCTCAAAAATATAAAAACACTATGTCTATCGATAGAATTACTACAGGAAAGGGTGGTGATGATGGAGGTGGCATGTTCAATATTTAAATGTCAATAAAAAACTTAAAACCCACAGGAAATTCAGGATTTATTCAAGGATATTTCAACCCAACAAATCCTGATAAATATATTGGTCCATCTCCAATCATATACAGATCCTCGTGGGAACGTAAGTTTATGATAATGTGTGACACTAAAGATAGTGTTGTAAAATGGTCCAGCGAGCCAGTAGAAATTAAATATATATGGTCAGCTGATAAAAGGGAACATAAATATTATCCTGATTTCTATATGAAAACAAAAACGGATGAAGGATTTGAAGAATTTTTAATAGAAGTAAAACCAGAGGCACAAATTAAAAAACCACAGCCTCCTAAAAAAAGAAGTCAAAAGGCACTAAAATCATATAAATTTTTAGCTGAACAATTTATTAAAAATCGAGATAAGTATGCATATGCTAAAGCTTGGGCAGAAAATAGAGGTTGGAGATTTGTTGTTTTAACAGAAAAGACACTTAAGTAATGGGTCAAATTAAAAAAGACATAAAGAAATTATCTAAGGAAGCTGGTGGAAAACTACGCGCTAGAAAAAAGGCTGAAGATTGGTTTTTTACATCTTCTAAATCTATTAGAGAAAATTCAGTTTCAAATCATATACGACCATTTAAAACGGGTATGATACATGTATTTAGGTATGATAAACCTAAGCATATAGAAAAATTACCTTGGTGGGATTCTAATCCAGTAGTACTTGCATTGGATCCAACTGAAGCGGGTAATGATTTAGGAATTAATTTAAATTTACTTCCAGTTGCAATCAAAGAAAACATGTTAGACATGATCTATGACACAATGGAAGGTGAAATAAAATCACAAATTAAAGGTAAGAGCAGTAATAACGCTAAAAAACAAGGGCAAATAAAATTCACATACGAAGGTGCTAAAAAATATTTAGAGAGATTTGGATTAGATTTTGCAATTAGACAATACATACCTCAACTTAAAAAAAATCAAAAAATAGTGTCTTATGAACATTGGGCAGAAATAGTTCTTTGTGATTTTATTGATTTGAATGGAACAACTATAGGTAAGATAAAATATGCCTTTAGAAACCACCTTAAAAAATAAGATATATAAAAAAGAACATAATAATAAAACAATATGGCAGGATTCACCGACAGAAACGGACCGTTAAGTAATAGTTCAAACCCGTTTAGCCTTTCAAACTCATTGAAAACGCTATCAAGTTTTGGTATGCGCTATGATGATTTAGTACTTAGACAATCTCAGGCGATTGGACCAATGGAAGCAGAGATCGGATATGGTCAAATGAATCCATATGGTGTTGATAACGATGACATTTATGGAGCATTTGCTGCAATGTCTATGACAGATACTAATCTTAAGAAAAATATTCCATTTTTTGATCAAGATTATCAAGCAAAAAGAGATGAATTAAGAAGTTTTTCTTTAAATGATGAAGTAGAAGACATTCTTGATATTTTATGTGATGAAACTGTAGTATATGACGATAAGAATTTTTTCTGTCAACCTGAAATATTAGGACTAGACGTTTCTTCAGATGTTGAAAAAGATCTTAATAAATATTTTAGACAAATATATCATTATTTTGGATTTAATTCCGATCAATCTGCATGGTACTATTTTAGAAAATTTTTAATAGATGGTTATTTAACCTTCGAAATAATTTATTCCCCAGACCAAAAGGAAGTAATAGGATTTAAAGAACTTGATCCTGTTACATTAATACCAGGATATAATCACGAAGATGGTAAGAAAGTTTGGGTACAATATAAAGATGATCCAGTTAAAGAAAGAAAATTATACGATTCACAAGTAATATACTTATCTTATTCATCAATAACAACAGCATCTAGAGTTTCATATATTGAAAGATTAACTAGATCGTTTAATTTACTTAGAATTATGGAACACACCAGAGTAATCTGGGCAGTGACCAATGCTTCGTTTAGAATGAAGTTTATTATTCCAGTCGGTGGTAAATCTAAAACAAGGGCTAAACAATCGCTTGCTCAATTAATGAATTCATATAAAGAGACGGTAGATTTTGATTGGGAATCAGCAACATTAGCGACAGATGGTAAACCAATGCTACAGTTTAGTAAAGAATATTGGTTACCTTCTAAAGATGGAGAAACGCCAGAAATTGAAACACTAGGCGGTGAAGGACCAGATCTTTCAGATACAGAAGCACTTAAATACTTCTCAGATAAATTAAAACACGTTTCTAAAATTCCTTATTCAAGATTCTTATATGAAGATGGAGGTGGAGATTTTAACTTGGCTGCAGATGGTATGATTAGAGATGAGATCAAGTTTGGTAAATTTATCAAGCGTTTAAGATCTGTATTTCAGGAAATTATGGTTAAACCATTATACATTCAAATGTGTTTAAAATATCCTGAATTTACAAATGATCCTCAATTTAAAACACAGGTTGCATTAAGGTTCAACGAAGAAAACGTATTCGCTGAATTAAAAACAATGGAAATCATGGAACGTAGATTAGACTTTATTGGATCGATGAGAGACAGTTTAATGACTACTAATCAAGAAACAATGGAAGAAGAATATTACTTCGATCAAGAGTACTTAGTTAAGAAATATCTTAAACTTACTGATGATGAAATTAGAGCAAATAATGCTGCTAAATCTAAACAAGCAAAAGATGATGCTGAAGCTCCAGAGCCTGAAGATCCATTCGCAATGTAATATCAGAACAAAACAATAATATATAGATTATGAAAATTTTTAAAACATTTGAAGACTTTATTTCGGAAGAAGCTTTATCAGCTGGTGAAGAATCTAAAGTCTATATAGACGATCAAAAATTAGATTCAGGTCCAGAAATTAAAGCTGCAGAAATCTTAGGAGCAATTACATCATCAAAAACTGAAGATGGATTCAAGGATTATTTCTATAAAGAATATGGAGAAGCTGCGTTTGCAGAAGGAGAAATGGATATTTTAGTTGGCTACTATTTAGACACTGAAGCTGAAGCTGCACAAGCTTTAAAGGACGCTGAAAAAGAAGAAGAAGAGGCTGAAGAAGGTGGTGATGATCCGCTTGCAGATTTGTAATAAGATATTTCAATAATAAAATAGGATATATATTAAAAATAGAAAAACTATCAATATGAAAAATACAAACGATTTATTAATCGTCGAGATGTCGTCATCTGCTCTTAGTTCAGTCCAGAATGAAGAGAAAGCGTACATTTTAGAAGGTGTTTTCGGTCAAATTGACCAAAAAAATAGAAACAATCGTATCTATACCGAGTCTGAATACGTTCCTCAAATAGAGGCTCTTCAGCAGAAAATAGAGGCTTCTAAACTTTTGGGTGAATTAGATCATCCAACTTCATTCGACACATCACTTAAAAACGTATCTCACATTATCGAAGAACTTACTTATGATAAAGACTCAAAGGAAGTAAGAGGTAAAATTAGATTATTAGATACGGACGCTGGTCGTCAAGCAAAGGCACTTGTAGATGCAGGTATTCCTTTGCAGATTTCATCAAGAGCTGCTGGTGCAGTTGAATCTAACGGTAAGGTAAAAATTAAACAATTATTTACTTATGATCTGGTTGCAGATCCTGGATTTGAAAATGCAGAATTAAAAAGAGTTAACGAATCTTATGGTTTCGATAATAATTCTGGTTTATGGATTTATGAAATGAATACTGAAGGTCAAGCTACAAACGAATTAGAAATTAACAAAACACAAATAAAAGAAAATAAAAACATGGCAGAATTTGTAAAGGCTGACGACTTCAACAAGTACTCAGAGTATTTAGCGAACGAAATCAAGTCTATTAAAGAAGGTATCGCAGCTAAAGAAGAAACTTCTAGTGAAGATACAACAGTTGAGAATTTAACTTCTCACAACGATCATATCGTAGAAAGTGTTAACAAACTATCAGATTATGTTGGTTATATAGCAGAAAAATTAGATGAATCTATTCAATATAGCGAACACGTAGCTGAAAAAACAGATCAATCTATTTCTTATTCAGAAAGCATTGCTGAGAAACTAGATCAAGGTATTCAATACACAGAACACCTGGCAGAAGCAGTATCTAAAGTTAAAGATTTCTCTAATTATTTAGCAGAAGCACACAATGAAGGTGCAACGACACACGAAACTCTAGTAGGTTATGTAGAATACTTAAAAGAAAATTTACAATCAGTTTCTGAGTATGCTGATTATATCGCAGAGTCTATTAACGAATCAGTTGTTACTGAAGAAGATGAAGCTGAAAATCCAGGCATCGAAGAAGAAGATGTAGAATCAGCTGAAGAAATTACAGATAATGAAGAAGAAGGTGACGTTAAAGGCGAAGAAGTCGCTAAAGAAGGTGACGAAGATGCAGAAGATGCAGAAGACGTAACTGAAGTTGGAGCAGAAGGTGAAACTAAATCTCAAGACGAAAGTTATTCTGAAGAAGAAGACGAACAAGGAACTGAAGAATCTGAAGAGGTACTAAAGGTTGCT